GACCAGACAAAGATTTTAGAGATAGCTAATCGTGCATGGTGTGATGATAAAACCAAATACATTATTAATATCTCTAGTCGTGCAAGTCAACCAAATATATCCCAAGGTCATATGTATGCGTCTCAGAAGGCATCTTTAAATCATCTTGCAAACAATCTACAATACAACTCTAAGAAACAATACAAGATGACCACAATAAATCTAGGTCTTTTAAATCATGAGGACTTACCAAGTATCAGACACCAAGATGTTGCAGGTCTTATTCATAAACTTATTACATCTTATCCTGGTTATGAGGTTGCAGACATTACCTTACAGGCACATGCAAACTATCAAGATGTGCAAACTGAAAAGGAATTTCTAAAGGAAGTAGAAAGGTTTACTAAATAAAGGTATGAGTATAGAATATAACGATTTCGGTTTTACTGCTATGGACGCAGATGAGTTAGCATCTGTAGACACAAAGATAGTAGAAAAAACCACAACTGCAACAGAAGTTATCAACAAACTGGACAACTTCGTCAGACCTCTATTAGAAAATCTTGCTAAAGATTCAGACAAAGACTACATATATTGGCCAAACAGAGTCGATATCATCAATCAAAAACTCAAAGAGCTAGACGAAATCCAGAAAGCCCTTTAGTCAAAAAACCATTTGACAAAGCCCCACACTTTTTACTATAATAGTATCTATTGAATTAAACATAGGAGTTTGATATGGACACAACAATGAAGTTGGTCAAGTTAGGTAGAGAAATGATTACTCAGGCAGAAGAGAACACAGTTTTTGCAAAAGATGATAAAAAGTGGAATACATGTGTTGTTGCTGGTAATAAACTTACCACAATAGGAACTGTTTGGGGTTTACAAGATATTAAAGATTTAAAACAGAGTGAACGAGAGATTGTTCTGGAGTTCTTAGACTTAAATAAGGGTTTACTATCGTGAGAGTATTAGTTGCAGGATATGGAGAAGTTAGAATCTTCTCAGAACGAATCTTTGGTTACAAACGATATATCGTTGAGTGGCCAGACCATACAGAAATCTTTAGTGGTCTTTGGTATAAAGAAAAAACAATTAAAGAAATTGTAGAAGAAAAATTAAGTAGGGGCTCCGAGCTCGGGTAGGGATAATGGGGTCAAATATCACAAAATCCACAAGCATTAATACGATTGATGTGTGCGACCCCACCCGCCAATTTTTAGGAGAATTATATGAATGACGATAGGATGTTATGGTTCGGTTTTGTCGGATTATGTCTTACATGTGCATACATAGTTTTATTCTTATAAGCGTTGCCATTGCGTATCACTTTTTGATATAATAACCTTATAGATGAGAAAAGGAGACATTATGAAAAATCTAAATGAGTATGTAGAAAGTCTTTGTGAAGATTTGACTACACTATCACACAATCGTTGGGAACATTGTAAAGAGAATGGTTCTTATTATGGTTATAAATCAGGTAGTAAGTATATCAAAGTGATATCATACGATGATTCAAATGGTGGTGGTGCTTCAGTATGGGGTTTCATCAACAAAGCAAATCCAAAATTCAAAGAAGGAGATGTTCTTCTCGCTGCTGGGTGGGGAACTCCTGCTCTTAACAAAGCAAGAGGTAATCTCATAGATGGTTATCCTGTTTTAAATATGGGTGATAGATTCATGTATGGTCCTGGTTATTGTTCAGGTGCAATTGCAGGAACACCAAGAAACGGAGACTTTATATAATGGACAACTTATACGATATTAAATATGCCAATCTCCCCATGACGGTGAGAAATCACAAATTTGTTTTAGACTTCTTGAAGGCAAATCCATCAAGAGTTAGATACAGAGGCAAATCAATTCCAGGTGTTTATAAGAGAGCACCTCATCATTGCATCAAAGAGTATGCAACCCATTTCACAATTTATCCGAGGTAATTATTATGCAAACAATACAATTTATACCATGCACTGAGGGTTATTCAGGCACTTCACTAAAAGGTTCTATCGAGGCTAGTTTTGCCGACCTCAAAGAAATGTTCGGCAAACCTGCATACGAGGGCATTGGTGACAAGATAACAACTGAGTTTGTTATTGACTATCAAGTTAGTGACGGTGAGGGTGACAGAAAGTATGGTTCATTCTCCCTTTATGACTGGCATTTTGCAAGAAACCTTAATAACGATTATGAGGTTACAACTTGGAATGTTGGTGGGAAAGATTTCGATGATACTTGTGCCGTTGATTTGGCAAAAGATATCTTCAAAGAAACAAACGAAAGTTTAGTGTATGCTAAACTGCATGATGTCCCTAAGGACAAGGAGTTCTTTTTATGAGTAATCATTATAAGATACTTGCAGAGGCAAGTGACGGTAAATTATCTGAACAAGATGTTTACAATTTAGAAACATATGGTGCATTAAGTCCAAGTGAGTTTGCACCTGACCCAGCAGATGAACCCAAACCAGGTCATTGTGTTTGTGGTGAAAAAGATTGTGCTGATGAGTATGCACATACAACAAGTGGTTGGTAATATGGACATGTTATTTGGAATAGTGATTACTTTCTTCATGGGAGTATTCGCTCTATATTCATGTGTTATAGTAGAAGAACAAAAAAGAGGTGAGAAAATAACCTTACCTTGGGAGAAAAACGATGAGTAAACAATATAAAGCATTTATGGTAGGCATGGGTTTTGGTGCATTACTTATGTTCATATTATTATTTCCTTCAACACTAACAGCTTCAGATGAAAACGGAGACGAATTTTGTCTTGCACAAAACATTTACTTCGAGGCAGGTAATCAACCTCTTGCAGGTAAGATTGCAGTTGCACAAGTTGTTATGAACAGACTAGAACATCATTCATATCCAGGAAATATTTGTGGTGTCGTGTATGATGCAAAGTGGAAAGTTAATTGGGCAGGTAACATGATGCCTGTAAGAAACCAATGTCAGTTTAGTTGGTTCTGTGATGGTAAGTCAGACGAACCTTTAGATACAAAAACATTTGATGAGTGTTTAATAATCGCTCGTGATATCGTAGATGGTTTTTATCCAGACATTACAGAGGGTGCAACTCACTATCATAATGTATATGTAAATCCATATTGGTCAGATTCATTAAATGAAACTGTAATTATTAACGAACATATATTTTATAAGTGATGTCTAATATATCAGAATTACTTTATATGAAAATGGACAATGGTGAACTTATCTATGGCACTAATTTAGATATTGGTAAGTATAGTGTAGAACATGATTGTGAATGTGAAAAAGAATTTGAACACATTAATCCATCAACTCTTTATTCTAAATTTACATTTGTAGGAGTTGGAAGAAATCCAACCAACTTCGATACACAAAGTAGATTTATGGATTACGAAAAAGGTGGACATGAAAGAGTAGAAAAATGGTAGTGCCAGAAAATAGTAAACGATGGCAAGATAACTCAGATGGTTGGGTATCTACTATGACTAAGTCTAAAGAAGACAAAGAAGAGTATCAAGAATATCTCTTGGTAACAGAAAATCCAGTCCCTTATAGAGATTGGTTAAGAGACATAAAGGAGTAAATTATGACTAAGAAGACTAAAATGAAAATAACAAATGCAATGTTGACTGGACTTAAAATAGTCTCGACAATATTTGTAGTTATTGGGTTAACACTTGCAATGAGTGGAAACTTTCACATGGAAATTTATAGTCTATCCGCCATAATGTTTGGTTGTTTGGGTTATATGATTCATAGTGTTAAGACAAATGACCATATGATATTATTGATTAGTGTTGCAGGTTTTACACTTGCAGGTGATATTTTCTTACACACACCAACAGCAATTCTGATTGCAGAACAATATGGTATTGCATTGACAGAAGAACAAGGTTGGTTTGCCCAATACGGAAATGTTTTAATATCCATTATTAAGGAGTTAGTATAATGTATGATAAAGTAGAACCACATAGAGAGTTTCTTATAGATACGAATTATGAATATCAAGGTGTTCAACATCGTTATAAGTTTGATAATGGTTATGGTGCAAGTGTTATTAAACACGACCATAGTTATGGTGGGAAGAATGGATTGTGGGAAGTTGCAATCTTAGATTACCATATTGACGAGAAAGGTGTCTTATGTTATGATAGTGGTATAACAGAAGATGTTATTGGCCATCTTGATTGGAGAATGGTTACGAATATCTTAGACAAGGTGAAAGCATTATGAATCTATTTTATCTACACGAAGAACCAGAAACTTCAGCTAAACTACATTGTGATAAACATGTAGTCAAAATGATTATTGAGTATGCTCAGATGTTATCTACTGCTCATAGAATGTTAGACGGAGAACAATATACAGATTCTTCTAGTGGTAGAAAAATACAAAGGTGGGAACATTCTAATTCAAATATGGATAAGATGTTATACAAAGCATCACATATAAATCATCCATCTACAAGGTGGGTGCGTGAGAATGCAATTCAGTATCAGTATGCATACGATATGTTTATTGCATTATGTGATGAATACACATACAGATATAAAAAGGTTCACTTGACTGATAAGAAACTCAGAGTTATTCTTGATGAGATTCCTAGAAATTGTCCAATGGGAGAATGGTCAGAACCACCTCAATGTATGCCAGAAGATGTCAAAGTTCCTGGAGATTCTATTTCTGCATACCATAAATACTATCGTAATTACAAAAAAAGTTTTTCAGTTTGGACTGAAAGACCAATACCAGAGTTTATGTATGCCAACTGAACAACAATTTAAAAGAGCTGAAAGATTATTATTAGGATTGTATGTATTCATTCCATTAGTTTTTATACTTGAAAGGATACTATAGTGCCAACATATGAGTTCTTGAATAAAGAGACAGGTGGATTCGAAGACCACTTCATGTCTTATACTAAACTAGACGAGTTTAAGAAAAACAATCCACATCTATTACAACAGATATCTGCACCTAATATAGTTGGTGGTTATAATGATAGAGTTAAAACTGATGGTGGTTTCAAAGATGTTTTAAACAAAGTTGCAGATAACTTCCCTGGTTCTCCAATTCATGAGAGACATGGAAGTAAAGATATCAAAACAGAAAAGACAAAGGCAATCGTTCAGAAACATGTCAAAATGCAGGAGAGAAAACGCCTAGACAAATCAACAAAGAAGTAGTATAATGTATAGAATGACAAATCATATTGAGATAACAGATTTAGAAAATCTGCAAGCAAAGACCGTAAATCAAGACGGCAAAAGATTATACAGTTTTGAGGGTATCGATGATAAGTTTCCTTCAGTCACCACGGTAACAGGTCTCTTAAATAGAGAACATATTAAACTCTGGAGAAAGAGAGTTGGTGAAGAAACTGCAAACAAGATTACAGCATCAGCAACGAAACGAGGAACAAATTTTCACCAGATAGTAGAAGATTATCTTCGTGCTGAGAAAGACATTGTATTAGACAACCCTTTACAAAGAGGTATGTTCAATGCAATGCAACCAGTATTAGATGAAATTATTCCTCTTGCTTTAGAGGCACCTTTGTTCTCACCAAATTTAAAGATGGCAGGTCGTGTAGATTGTGTTGGATTATTTGATAACAACTTATGTATTATAGATTTCAAAACAAGTTCAAAGTATAAAGAAGAATACATGGCTAAACCTTGGTTTATTCAAATGACTGCTTATGCTCTGATGGTTGAAGAATTGACAGGTCAGGCAATACATGAGTGTATAGCTTTAGTTGCAGTAGAAGGACTCAATGCATTTCAAATGTTTGTATGTGACCCTTTAGACTATGTTGATGATTTAGTTCAACTAAGAAAACAATATGAGAATGTATATGGAATTTAAATTAAAACAAGATTGGAACTTTAATAAGATGATTTTCAAAGGTGATGAATGGGTGCATAACCAAGCATATGATAATGCACACGGTTCAATGTTAGAGTATCTTGAAATTAGTGATGAAGAAGAACTAACACCAGAATTAATTGACGAAGCACAACATTTAGTTGATTACTTAGAAAAAGAAATAGGTGTAGACCAATCTAGTCCAACTTTTTATGGATACTACAGAGTTGTGCAAGATTGGATTGAAAATGCTGAAGGAGCATCAATATGATATCAAAGAAAGAGTTTACAGAAAAAGTAGAGAAACTATGCCGTTATGGTAAGTCAGATGTAATGTCTGCTATACTTAAAGTTTGTGAAGAGAACATGTTAGAACCTGAAAGTGCTAAGAGACTTTTATCTCCTCCTTTAAAGGAGAAGTTAGAAGCAGAGGCGACAGGTTTGAATATGGTAAATCGTGGAAGTAATAGTCAAGCAACCTTATCAGGTTTCTTTGACACTAAAAAAGGAAAATAATTATGAATATAATTAGACACTTCATTGATACAATGAAGACGGTGTTGGTCACGAGAGCAACAGATATTAACGGAAGGTCAGATAGACCAGAATACTGGTGGTTCTCACTATATGCAATTATAGTATTTGGACTATTAGGAGTAGTAGATTACTATGTAATAGGATATACATTCTTTAGTATATTAGAACCATGGGGAGAAATGAAAGAGTCTGGAGTGTTAGTATTATTATGGACACTTGGAACACTAGTGCAAAGTATAACACTAACTGCAAGAAGACTACATGACAGAGGTCATAGTGGTTGGTGGCAGTTAATGTTTATAGTACCAGTATTAAACTTTATAGTTTTTTATTGGTTAGTAAGGGATGCGAAGGATACACCTGAAGCATTAACATACGAGAATCCATATGGGTTCCGTTATTAAGGAGAAGAGAATGAAAAAAGGCGATGTGGTCACCGTGGTGACATTTAGTGGAGAGTATGTAGGAGAACTTGCAAAGACCGAACCATTGACTCTTAAAAATCCGAAAATGATTGTTAAGAATCCAGAGGGTGGTATGGGATTTTCTAAGGGAGTTGCAGTTACAGGAAAAGAAAATCCTGAATCAATGGTCTTACAAACTTATATTTTTGTATCAGAGTGTAATGAAATGGTTGCAGAGGCACATAGAAGTGCTGTATCTGGAATCGAAATGGCAACACCAGAAGAAACAAAGATAGTCACATCTTAATGACAAGTCGTGAAGGATATGATGCATACACTTTATACCTTGGTATAAAACTACACTTCTATTCTAACGACTATGACTTTGTTAAGTATAATGGCAAAGTTAAAGCAGATATAAAGTCCTTTCTAAAACGGAAGGACAAATATCATTTTGGTAAACTTCATAGAACACATAAACAAGAACTACAAGATTTCTATATTGCAAACCTTTCAAAGAAAGACTTGTGGGCAGGAGATTTATTGAGTGAAGAATGTGTTAAAGTTTACAAAGAATGGAAGAAGAATAACCAGAAGTTATCTTATCTATTCGAAACAGAAGTAAGTGATTTACTTCGTAAGAAGGATATACAAAAGGTGTTAGAGGTAAAGAACGGACAACACCCTATTCTTTTAAAAGAGTTTATGGCAAAGAAAGTATCTTTAGAAACAATCTGCATAATGGATGAGATTGTAGAATTTACGAAAGATTGGGATAGAATGATATCAGAAAGAATCGTCTATCCAGAGATACACAATAAGATAAACAAATATAAATCATTCGTTGATTTCGACCGAGTGAAATATAAAAAGGTATTAATAGATTTATGCGGATAAGCGGTGTTCTTAAAAACCAGAACATAGTTATGTATAAAATAATTAATCCTAAGACCTAATTTGGGTATAAATATATCCAGATTCGTTATAAGATTTATTGAAAAACCCCTTTACAGGAAAGTAAATAAATCATATAATGGACTAGTCAGTATTACAGGTGTGATACTGATTTATACAATGCTAATACAATGCAATACGATAGGAGAATACAATGTCAGCATCATTAGATAAGCTACGCCAGGCTATGGAGTCTGCCTCACCAGCTCAAGGTGAGAAAAAATCCTACAATGACGATACTATGTGGAAACCAGAACTTGATAAATCAGGTAACGGTTATGCAGTAGTTCGTTTCCTACCAACACCAGAAGGAGAAGAAATGCCGTGGGTTTCATATTGGGACCATGGTTTTCAAGGACCTGGCGGTTGGTATATTGAGAAGTCTTTAACGACTCTTAATAAAAAAGACCCTGTAAGTGAATACAATACTACCTTATGGAATTCAGGTATTGAAGCAAACAAAGAACAGGCAAGAAAACAGAAACGCAGATTGCACTATGTTTCAAATGTCTATGTTGTTTCAGACCCTAAAAATCCTGATAACGAAGGAAAAGTTTTCAAATACAGATATGGTAAGAAAATCTTTGAACAACTCAAAGAAGCAATCTCACCAGCATTTGAAGATGAAAGTGCTATCAACCCATTTGATTTGAGAGAAGGAGCAAACTTCAAAATCAAAATCAGAAAAGTAGATGGTTACTGGAACTATGACAAATCAGAGTTTGACTCAACTTCACCATTAGGTGATGAGACAATGATTAACTCTACATTTAGTCTAGTTCACTCCTTAAATGAAGTAATCGCTCCAAATGAGTTTAAAACTTATGAAGAGTTGAAAGAAAAACTTGATAGAGTATTAGGTCTATCAGGTGCGGTATCAAATAGCACTGCAGAAAGTATAGCAGAAGACCAGGAAGAAGTGCCATGGTCAAATGTCAATACTGAAACAGTAGCTGCTGAACCTGTAATCGCATCAGCAGAATCAACTTCTGAACAGTCAAGCGAAGGAGACGACGCGATGGATTACTTCAAAAGATTAGCAGAGGATAGCTAATCTTTGTATTGGGTGCTCTCGTGTATACATTATGTGTTAGTGATGAAGAACGAGAGCAGACTTGGACCGTGGAAATGATAAGGGGGCACCAAGTAAGGGAAAGACTTTTAGCAAATAGCGGAGAAGTCGGTATGGAGCGGGTATGCTGTAAAGCGTGGGGCGACTATACACCTATTTAAGGAGAATTATGCCAGAAGTGAGACCAAGAATTAACCCTAAGAATCGACAGGAAGAACCTTTCGATAGAATGCTTAGGAGATTTAAGAAACAGTGTGAAAGAGCTGGTATAGTTCAAGAGGTTAGAGATAGACAATATCACATCAAACCAAATACTATAAAGAATCAAAAGAACCAAGACATCAAAAGAAGAAAGAAACTTGATGCAAAGAGGGCTTCACTAAAAGGTTATAGACCGAGATAATGACACAATGGCATGGAGGCAAGGGTTCTAAAAGAAGAAACTCAGACGAAAAGAAATATGCGGAATCGTGGGAACGAATCTTCGGTAAACCTCAACCTAAAATAAAGTCTCGCAAAGAGACTCCTTCACATGCATCTACTCAGGTGCATAAAGATAAAACAAAAGTTATTCCTCGTAAAGAGAAGTATTACGATAAGTTAGATTAGTAATCGACGCCTTCTATCATTTGATAGTATCGGTCATTCTCGTCTCTTGCAGAACTAGTATCATTCATTATATTTGTTGAAGAGTTATTATTGTTCTGTTGAACTATTTGTTGAGCTGCTTGAGCGGCAACTGAATCATCTGGTCTAGCTGCTATTGTCGCAGCGTCTATTGCACCACCTCTTTCTGCAATTGCATCTTGTGTAAACTCCATAGCTAAACTTGGGTCGGTACCATCTGCAAGAGCTACAGCACCTGCATCCATAGCTGCCTTAGCTTCATCATAATCTGCAATAATAGATTTTCTACTCTCTAATTCTTTTTGAATAGCTTCATATGATTCTGCAGCTATGTCATCATCATTAAGTATTGCTTCTAATTGATTTGTAGGTGCAGTCTTAACCATATCTAAGTTAACGAGTGATGCTCTTAAACCTCTTTTAGTATAAAGTCCTGATTCTTCCGCACCCTCCTGGCCTGCCTCTTGTTCTTCTTCGGTCATTTCTGGTGCTTCTTCACCACTGCCGAAGATTAGTCTAACTGCCCAATCTGGTAAAATTTTCTTTGCCATATCTGATATGAATTTACCAATATCAATACCAAAGACATTCTTAAAGAAATCACCGATTGCCTTGAATGGTGCCTTGATTAAATCCCAAATACCACCAAACATATCTTTAAGACCACCGAACATCATGTCGAAGTCACCTGTAAATAGACCTTTAAAGAAGTCAAAGAATCCACCAAAGATTTTAAATATTGAATCTTTGATATCTATGAAGTATTGTATAACTGTATCAACAGCAGCTTTAAATTTCTCAGACTCTTCATACAGTTTCATACCTGCCAAGACTAAACCAACGATAGCTATACCTGCAAGTATATATGGAGCAGCTGCTAATAACATACCACCTGCAGTCATTAATAAACCACCTATGAACGCAGCGGCACCAGTAGCGAATGCAGTTAGTGTTGTCATCAATGCCGTTCCCGCAGCTGCGAGTGAAGTTCCTACGGCCGTGAATGCACCTCGAAGAGCCGTCATGCCACCTGAAAGCATTCCACCTAAAGATTTTTTAAGACTTCCCGCAGCTTTTCCGATTCCCTTTCCTGCATCTTGCATTACTCTTCCAAGATTACCCATAATCTTATCACCTAAGACTCCATCTCCACCAAAAACTTTACCTAGTGCATTTAACTTCTTGGTTGCACCATCAAATGCTCCCATGATATCCATACCTGTAAGTTCTTTAAGACCATCAGAGAAGTTTGAAAGTCCTTCCATTTGAGTTTCTTTAGACTTATCAATAGCAGCTTTTAATTCTTCAGCCGCACTTTCTT